GGGCTGATGTAGTTACATCAACAACTCATAAGACTTTACGAGGTCCAAGAGGTGGTGTTATACTTTGGAATGATTCTAGTTATAGTAAACGTATTAATGGAGCGATCTTTCCTGGTACTCAAGGTGGTCCTCTAATGCATATCATTGCAGCTAAAGCTCAGTGTTTCATTGAGGCTAGTGCTGATGATTTTATGTACTATGCTAATGATGTTATTGATAACGCCCAAGCTATGTGTAAAGTCTTTGAAGATCGTGGATTTCCGGTTCTTACTGGTGGCACTGACAGTCATATCATCTTAATGGATTTAAGCAATAGTAAACACAGTGGCCGAGAAGCTGCTGACTTGCTTGAAGAAGCTGGTATTACTGTAAACAAGAACGGTGTTCCAAATGATCCTCGGCCATTCATGGAAACAAGTGGTATCCGATTAGGTACCGCAGCAGAAACTACTCGCGGTCATAACGAAGCTTGGTTTCACGAACTTGCAGAACGAATCGTAAAGATTCTATCATAGGGGACTTATGCCAACTTATACTTACAAATGTGATAAGTGCGATCATCAGTTTGACCAGATTCAAAAGATAACTGCTGATCCGCTTAAAGCATGTCCAAGTTGTAAAGATGAAAAACTAAGGAAGATTATCACTAGCGGTGGTAACTTCTCACTTAAAGGAAAAGGCTGGTTCAAAAGCGGTGGCTACTAAATTACATAAATAACTCTATATTCAAGTTTTATGGAGTTAGCATGTGGTTTTATAATGGCGAGGAATTTACCTCTGAGATGATTGAAGATTGGATTGGGTTTGTTTATTTGATTACAGATAAATCTAACAATATGAAATATGTAGGTAAGAAGTTACTTACTCGTGTAGCAAAACTACCACCGCTCAAGGGCAAGACAAGAAGAAGGCACGTAGTAAAAGAAACCGATTGGAAGAAATACTATGGGTCTTCTGAAGCTGTAAAGTTAATGATTGAAGAAAAAGGTGTAGACAATTTCCACCGCGAAATTTTATATCTGTGTACTTCTAAAGGGCAACTAGGATATCTAGAAGCTAAGTATCAATTTGTTAATGATGTACTATTAAGGGACGACTATTATAACGGAATAATTCAGTGTAAGATCCATCGCAATCATGCTAAGAGTCTAATTGGCTTAAATATGGATTGGATTGAATTAAACGAAAATAAAGGTTGACAACCAAGTGATTTAGTGTTATATTAGATATAGTAACAAATTATCTATCCATGGAGAATAGTATGATGAACGTAACACGTAAAAGTGTTTTAACTGGCAAAGTTAGAACTAAGAACATCGCTCTAAAAGCTGAAGATCTTAAGTTGTACGAAGGCGGTTCAGTTTCTATTAATGATGCTATGCCATATCTTAACTCGAGTGATCGTGAATTTATTATGGTAGGTATAACTAATAGAGAATGGCGAGATGCGTTCTCAGCTGATTTGAAAGAAATTGTGAATGATCGCTTTGGAGGTAATTCTTGATAGTACTATTTAATGGTCCACCTGGCAGTGGAAAAGATCATGCTGCAGATTACTTTAAGCAACAAGGCTTCAAACACCTGTCGTTTAAATATCGTTTATATGAAGAAACTATTAAGTACTTCAATGTAGATAAAGAATGGTTTATGGAACGATATGAAGATCGCAGCTTAAAAGAAGTTCCTACTTATCTCCTCGGAAACATGTCTTGCCGTGAAGCAATGATTTATGTTTCTGAAACTAAAATAAAGCCACGTTATGGTCTCGACTACTTCGGTAAGTTAGTAGCATCTGAAATAAGCAAAGGTTTTAACTATTGCATATCAGATGGTGGGTTCATTGACGAATTAATTCCAGTGGTTGAAGCGGTGGGTAATGAAAATTTCCGCCTAGTACAACTTACTCGTGAAGGACATGATTTCTCAACCGATTCTCGCAGGTACTTCGATGGTCATATGACTAAAGAATATGTACTAAATAAAGAGACAGATATTGAAATTAAGTATGTACTTCCTCACAAGTTTGATGTAATATCATATAGAATCCACAACAACTCTACTGTTGCAGATTTTAACGATGTGTTACAAGACCTCTATGAAAATGAAATAAATATAAATGTTAAACGTGAAATAGGAGCTATACAATGATTGATCAACCAATACTTAAATCTGCTTTGCAGGAAGGTCTTTGCACCGTTACCTTTACAAAAGTAAATGGCGATGAGCGTGTAATGACATGCACTACCAAGGCCGATCTTCTTCCACCAGTTGTTGAAGTCGTTCTTGCTGAAGGCCAAGAGCCTAAAGCGAAGAAAACCCCTAACCCAGATGTTATGGCGGTCTATGATACACTAGCTGAAGGCTGGCGTTCATTCCGTTGGGACTCTGTTAAGTCTTATACATTGGAGCAATAAATGAGCATGATCTATAAAGGTGCGGTTGTTGAGACCGAACTTTCTAAAAACTCTCAGGGTGGGACAGAGCAGATGCGAAAGCGTCTGCTCGACAACGTTTCAGCTGAGTTACTTGAAGGTTACGCAATTCACTTTTCGCGCCCTAGAGAAATTCCAAGTGATGTGAAAAACATCATGTACTGTCACGATCTTGCTGAAGATCCTGAAAACAAAGTATTGCAAGATAGCGGTTGGAAAACATTCGACCACTTCGTCTTTGTATCTGCTTGGCAACGTGATCAATATATTACGTACTTTCAAATTCCTTATTCAATGTGTTCTGTTATTCCTAACGCTATTGAAAAACGATATGAAGCGGAAGAAAAGAATACTGAAACTGTTCGATTCATCTATCACACTACTCCGCACCGTGGATTAGAGCTTTTAGTACCAGCATTTGATGCGCTTAGTAAAGAGTATCCGAATATTCATCTCGATGTCTATTCATCGTTTGCTATCTATGGTTGGGCAGATCGTGATGATCCGTATGTACCATTGTTTACAGAAATCCATAATCATCCAAAAATGACTTATCATGGATCTGTACCTAACGAACAAGTACTAGCAGCTCTAGATAAAGCACACGTATTCTTGTATCCAAACATTTGGAAAGAAACATCGTGTATTGCATTGATTGAAGCTATTAGAAGTGGATTGGTATGTATTCATCCAAACTATGGAGCATTGGGAGAAACAGCAGCCAACGCGTCTATAATGTATGATTATGATGAAGATCCTACACGTCATGCAAGTATGGCGTACGGCATTGGTAAAAGCTTATTAGAAGCACAGAAAAATGATCCAATGTTCCTTAATCGGTTTACCCGCTCAGATCGTTTTGGTCTGGTCCCTAATGACATCACTACTTTTGCAAATCTATGGACTAAACTCCTTAGAACAAAAGCTAGTACAACATAAGGGTTGACAATTGAGTCTACATGGTGTATAATAGATCATGTAGACAAAATTAAATAATGGATAAAATAACATGGCAATCTTAGTAGACTATAATCAAGTTATCCTTGCTTCGCTTTTTGCAAGCATTGGTAATCATACCGACGTGGCAGCTGATGAAAATATCATCCGTCATATGTTCTTAAACTCAATACGTTCTAATCGCAAAAAGTTTGGTGCAGAATATGGCGAGATCGTTATCTGTGCTGATGGCAAAAATACATGGCGCAAGGCAGCGTATCCGTATTACAAAGCTAATCGTAAAGCAGGTCGTGATAAATCAGGTATGGATTGGCCCGCTCTATTTACAATCATGAGTAACATACGTGAAGAAGTTGCAGAGATATTTCCTTATAAAGTTATTCACATGGATCACTGTGAAGCTGACGATATTATCGGTGCAGTAATTCATGATAATGGAACTGAATTGAATATGGGTGCTGAGAAGTTCCTTATTCTTTCTGCTGATAAAGACTTCATTCAATTGCAAACTTATGCTAACGTAGATCAATATGATCCAATTCGTAAGCGTTGGTTGCGCAATGATCAGCCTGCTGCTTACCTTGAAGAGCATATTCTTAAAGGTGATACTGGTGATGGTGTCCCAAACATCTTATCTCCAGATAATTGTTTAGCAGTTGGCGAGCGTCAGAAAGCTATGACACAAAAGCGTCTTGCACTTTACAAGCAAGGTACTGAAGTAATGGATGAAGAAACACTACGTCGCTTCTACCGCAACAAAATGATGATTGATCTTACACAGATACCACAAAACTATGTAGATCAAATCCTCGAAAAATATAACGAAGAGAAAACTGTTGGACGTCAACATTTGTTCAACTACTTCGTTACTAAGAAGCTCAAGCACCTAATTACAGATATACAGGATTTTTAAGATGGCAGTTAAAATATCAATTACTGAGATAATCAGAGGGGCAGCTGCACAGAAATCAACTAAAGATAAAGTTGCATTTTTGCAAGCTAACGATAATCAGCCATTGCGAGTTGTGCTATCATATACATATGATAATAATATTGAATTTCTGATTCCAAACACTCCACCCCCGTGGGACAAAAATGAATTCGAAGACGAAGCAAAAGCTCTATTATATAGAGAAGCGCGTCGGCTTAGAATATTCATTAAAGGTGGTGGGTATGATACTTTGAATCAAATCAAACGCGAAACACTGTTTATTCAGCTTCTTCAAGATGTTGATAATGATGATGCAGAAACACTTGCATGGATGATTACTAAGAAACCTTTTAAAGGTTTATCTCTGAAGACTATTAACGAAGCTTTTCCTGACTTAATCCAATCGTAATAAGGACGTACTAAAATGAGTAAGAACCGCATCAAAAAATTCCGTGAGACTTGGGAAGATGATGAATGGGGCAACGATTCCGAAAAATCATCTAAAGACAAAAAGAAGCGTGATCGTAAAGATGCGCGGAAACATAAGCTATCTGACCGCTGGTTTGATGACGATATGAAAATAAAGCGCTCTAAAGAGTAAAAACTTGTAATTAAATGAAAATAAGTGTTGACAACGGCACTGTTTCCTGGTATAATAGATATAAGAAATGAGGAAAGAAGCTAGTATGAAATCAAGTTAAAAAACTTGAAATTAAATGAAAATAAGTGTTGACAAACGTTTCATACTAGGTTATAATAGTCTTATAAATTAAACATAAACCAAAGGAATACATCATGACTAAGTTCGCACAGTTTGACAAAGCAACTCTTAAAGCTCTTCGTTCAGAAATGCAAGAAGTAATGAACAAATATGCTGTTAAGGCAAATCTTGAGATTGCAGTTGGTAACATGTCCTACTCGGATGCTGAAGTTACTATCAAGGTAAATGCCAAAGTTAAAGGTGTTAAAACACGTACTGACGCTATTTTGGAAAGTTCTGCAAAAATGCTTGGAATTACAAAGTTTGTAAATGCTAATGGCGATAAGCTTACCGGCTACAACACTCGCTCACATAAGTATCCTTTCCAGTACACGTGTGGTACTACTGGTAAAAACTACAAATGCGGTGATATGCAAGCAAAGCGCAAGTTTGGTTAATAATGAGGGGATTCTTCGGAGTCCCCTTAATTCGTTATATGAAAAGAAAGAGATAATATGAGTTTAAGTGAAAAAGTAATTGTAACAGACGTAGATGGCGTACTCCTTGATTGGTTGTACTCTTTTACGAATTGGATGAAGAAGCACGGCTTTGAAGTCGTTGAAGGTGGAGAAGATTCGTACGACGTATCTATTCGCTATGGTTTAGGTAAAGTAGAAAAAGATCGTTTAGTACGTATGTTTAATGAATCTGCATGGATTCGTAAGCTACCACCTCTTCGTGATGCTATCAAATATGTTCGTAAACTACATGAAGAACATGGATATGTTTTCCGTGTATGTAGTTCTTTAAGTAATGATTACTACGCACAACATTTACGTACTAAGAACCTTATCGAAATGTTTGGTCCAAGTGTTTTCGAAAGCTTTGAGTATCTCGATACTGGTGCTGATAAAGATGAAGCATTAGAAAAATACCGAGATAGCGAATGTTGGTGGATTGAAGATAAGCCAGAGAATGCTGATCTAGGTCTTAGTCTAGGTATGGAATCAATCTTAGTAGCTCACGATTTTAATAAAGACTATACAGGTGATGCTCCACGAGTTAAAAATTGGAAACAAATTTATGAAATAATTGCCGGTTAATAGGCTTTCAAACGCGCTGAGATTATAAATATACGTATAATACAGCCACTTAAATCTAACATTTAAAGCTAACTCTTATGTATTATGGGTTGGCTTTTTTTATATTATTAAATAGGAGAATGTATGCCCATTTATACATTTCAAGATAGTACTATTGAAGACAAATCAAATGATCGTATAGAGCTTTCTATGCGTATCGCAGAGCTCGACGACTTCAAGCTCAACAATCCCCACCTAAAACAACTAATTGTCAGCCCACCATCAATTGGTGACGCCCACCGTCTCGGTCTTATAAAGCCCGATGAAGGTTTTCGTGATGTCCTCAGAAACGTAAAACACCACCATAAAAAGGATAATATCAATACATGGTAAAAAACGCGTACTGATAATAGATTATCCTTTACAACAGGAGAGTTCAATGGCAGCTAAACAGCGAAGATTATCCCGTAGAGAAAAGCAACGTGCAGAGAGAGACCAAGATCACTTGGTTACCATTCTAAATAACAATTTTGGAATGCGACAAATACGACCACTCACGCCAACACAAAGTGATATGTTCGACTCTTACAAAGAAGGTTTTAATCTTGCGGCAATTGGAACAGCAGGCACAGGTAAAACAATGTGCGCTATGTATTTAGCATTAAACGATGTATTAAAAAAGGGAGGTTTTGAAAGAATAATCGTTATCAGATCTGCAGTTCAAACACGCGAGCAAGGGTTCATGCCAGGAACCAAAGAGCAGAAGGAAGCTCTATATAGCGTTCCCTATTCAGATATTGTATCAGATCTATTCGGTAGAAAAGATGCATACAAGATTTTAGAACAAAAAGGAATGATTGAATTTATGACATCATCATTCGTCCGAGGATTAACATTCGACAATGCAATCATTATAGTAGATGAATGTCAGTCAATGACCTATCACGAGTTAGATACGATTATCACCCGTGTAGGCGAATCCTCAAAGATCATATTCTGCGGTGATACAAGACAGGATGATTTAGGTATTTCAAGGAATAGGTCAGATGTTTCTGGTCTTAGTGATTTCCTCAGAGTACTTAACAGCATTGAAAGTTTTGAAACAATCAAGTTCACCCCAGACGACGTTGTAAGGTCAGGACTCGTAAAAGAATATATATTAGCAAAGGAACGATTATTAGTCGCTGCTTAATAATATAGATAGCAACAGAGAATGGCCTTAGGGTCATTCTCACTTTTAAGAGGACAACAAAATGGCTTTCGTAACAACGAACATACATAGACATATCGGACACGCTAGTCCAACGCCAAACCCGTTTCATGTAACTCCATATATTGCTTCCCAAGTGTTAGTAACTGCTGGTGGCGCACCTGTAATTAGATTAGGTGACGGTACTGCTTGTGGTGACATGGTAGTTGGATGCTTACCACTAGTGACTATTGTTGGTCAGCCTGTACATAGATTAGGTGATGCAACCAGCGGACATCAATCTTGGCCGCCAAATGCTTCTGCAGGTGGACATCCACTGGTAAACGCTGGCTAACATGGCTAATCCAAACTACGCATTATTACTAGCGCAAATTGCTGCCGAAACTGATCCTACAATTAAGGCTCAGCTCGAAGCACAGTGCTATGTGTTTCTTGAACCTCTTACTGACGCTGAAAGAGAGCTGTTTGAGTTTACTGATTTTGATTATATAGAAGACAATCCAGGATACATTGAAGGTTTTGGTGTTGCACAACTGTATGTTACCGCAGATTATGTCGATGAAGGTTATATAAATACAATAGATGCAGACAACACTCCTTACTTTGCGATTGGTTATGCCGTCGCTGGCTACGTACAGAATGTTGACACAAATAACGAAAGCGGATACAGTTCATATGTTGGAGTGTACTTCAACGATAACGGGGAAAGAACGTAATGTCAATTACAAAAAGAAGCGATAAGGGATCAGCCCTAACATACAACGAGATGGATGCGAACTTCGATGCTATCGCTGAACGCACTAGTTCAACTGGATCTATTATAGTTCCTGCTGGCGATACTAGTAGCAGAGACACTTCTCCAGTTAACGGATATTTTAGATACAACAGCAGCCTTAACACATTTGAAGGATTTCAAAATGGTGCTTGGGGAGCGCTCGGTTCAGGCGGAGGCGGTGGAGGCGGCGGAGACGTAAACCAAAATGCTTTCAGCAGTGTACTAGTAGCAGGTCAAAATACAGTTTCTGCAGACGTAGCAACTGATTCTTTAACATTCGTTGCCGGCGCAAACATTACATTAACAACAGACGCTACAGGCGATAGCATTACTATTGCTTCTTCTGGTGGCAGTCAAGATTTTGCATATACAAGTTTAACAGGAACACCTACTGAATTCCCTCCAAGCGCACATAATCAACCTTGGTCAACCATTACAGCTACACCAACAACTCTTGCTGGATACGGTATTACTGATGGAGCAAGTGGTGTTCAAGGATTTACAGGAGCAAGTGGAACCGGTATTCAAGGTTTTACTGGTGGCCCTGGTCCTCAGGGTACAAACGGCATCGGTATTGCTGGTAACCAAGGATTCACTGGTATTCAAGGTGATCGAGGATTCATCGGCGAAACTGGTGCACAAGGATTTCAGGGTGTACAATCGATTCAAGGAACTAAAGGCGATATTGGTAACGACGGCGGGCAAGGTACACAAGGATTTCAAGGTGTACAATCAGTTCAAGGTCTAACAGGTGCTGATGGAGCCGGTCCTCAAGGTCCAACAGGTGCT